CACGATAGTAGCATAAGCTGCCTGACTTCTAATGCTCGCACTCAAGATGGTCTGAACGCATCGCTTGTCATCATGGATGAATACTCTCAAGCTCGCAATACAGCCACTCGCAACGGTGCAGACCTCAAGAATACACTTACATCTTCAATGGGCGCTCGCCGTGAGCCTTTGGTTGTCACTATTACCACGGCTTCGGAGGTGATTGACGGTCCGTTTGCGCAAGAGCTTGACGGTATCAAGCGCGTCCTACGCGGAGAACTGGAGAATGACCGCGTGTTCGGTGCGCTGTTCATGCCTGACGTTGACGATAAGGAGGATGACCCGAATACGTGGGCAAAGGTGCAGCCGCACATGGGCGTGACTGTGCAAGCTGACTACTATGAGCAAGCATGGGGCGAGGCTCAACTGTCTGCCGAGAATCGTATGGTATTCCGCACCAAGCTGCTCAATATCTTCGCGGAAAACGAGCGGCGGTCGTGGATCAGCGCAGAACTTGCGCGTAATATATCGCCAAACCATTCGAGATTGAAACGCTTCCGGGTTCGCCGTTGGCTACGGCTGCCATTGACCTCTCGGTTAGCGGTGACTTCTCGGCTGTGAGCTTCGCCATGTACTACGAGCGGACGCGTGAGATGTACTTCCATACGGCGTACTTCTTCCCTGAAGGTGCGTTGCCGGGACACCCCAACGAGCGAATGTACCGCATCTGGGCTGAGAAGGGCTACCTGATACTCACACCGGGTGATGTGATAGACTATCGCGTAATCACTGAGTATATCTTCAGCAAAAAGGACTACGTGCGCATCAAGCTCATTGGCTATGACCCATACAAATCGCAGGAGTGCGTTAATATGTTGCGCTCTGCCGGTGCTAATGGAAATGTCATGCCTGTGCGACAGACAAACGGCAACTTCACCGCGCCTGTGGAGAGCTTCGAACATGGCGTTAAGACCGGTCACATCTTCATCAACAACAACCCCATCAACTTCTATTGCTTCGGCAACGCCGTGCTTGATGTTGACAACAACGAAAATGCCAAGCCGATGAAGCGCGGCGAGAACATGAAGATAGATGGCGTTATCACTATGCTCATGGCACTGAGGCTATTCCTCGATATGAATAGTTAAAAATAACTAAATTACACCTTATATGGTACCATATACGCGCCGTTGTCGGGTCTATGAATGCTTTTCATAGAAAGTTTTGTTTTAGAATGATTGTTAAGGATTTAATCAGGTCACTTTTTTCGGGTGACTCTACAGAGACAACGGTGGGTGGCCCGCGGACGGGTCGCCCATACGTGCATTCTGTCATCGTTCCTGAGACAAGTGAAGTGGTGCGCACACCAAACCAAGCTATGGCGGTGGCAGCGGTCTATCGCTGCGTAAAGCTTATTAGCGATATGGTGGCAGGTCTGCCGTTCACGTATCAGAGACTCCGCAACGGTGTCTATGTGCCAGCCGAGGATCGATTAAACTATCTGCTTCAAGTGCAGCCGAACCCCGGGATGAGTGCTTTCGACTTCTGGAGTTCCGCCATCGCACAAATCTTACTTCAAGGCAACGCTTATATACTCCCAATAATAGATTTGGCTAATCCGGGATATAGGGAATTAATTTTAGTAGCTCCGAACTGTTGCAGCTTCGATATTTCATCATGCACATACACAATTAACGACCAATATAACGGCGTCAGCGGCACATACAATGAGGATGATATTATTCACCTGAAGAACTACACGTTCAACGGTTTCACCGGCGAAAGTGTGCTGTCTGTTGCCGCTCGTTCTCTCGGCATCGCAGCCACGGGAGACCGCGAAACGCTTGACCGATTCTCTAACGGCGGACGTGTCAGCGGTTATATCAGTGATGCTTCGACTACTCCAACACTCGGCAGATACGACACCGAGGAAGTCAAGAAGCACGTTGATGAGATTGAGGAGCGCATGAACAACGGACACCGCATTGCTATCATTGACGGTGATTTGAAGTTCCAGCAGTTCTCAATGAACTCGGCTGATATGCAGTTCTTGGAGCAACGCAAGTTTGCCGTGCGCGACATCTGCCGCTTTTTTGGTGTGCATCCTTCGTTTGTATATGATGACACCAGCAACAACTACAAGTCGGCTGAGATGGCTAATGTGGCATTCTTGAGCAATACGTTACACCCATTGCTTCGCAAGATTGAGGCGGAGTTCTGCCGCAAGCTTATCAGCAACAATATATGGACCAAGTACCGATTCGAGTTTGACCGCAGTCAGCTCTATGCTTGCGACCTCGAAAGCAAAATCAGGTATCAGTCACAAAAAATCGGAGCGGGTCTGTCTACGGTTAACGAGGAGCGCCGACGAGAGAATAAGCCTGAAGTCGAAGGCGGTGACACATTGCTCGTATCGGCTAACCTCAAGAGCATCGAAGAGCTTACGAGCCAGCCGGCACAACAGCAGCCACCCAAGGAAGAGCCGACAGAAGACCAGCCGGAAGAATAGATTTAAATTAGTTTGGATATGGGAAAAGATAAAAATACTCTCGAACAGCGAGAACGTTTTGTTAGTGGATTAGAACTAAGGCAAAAGGCCGGTGAGGAAGGCAAAGCCCGCACCATCACCGGTTATGCCATAGTCTTCAATGAACCAAGCGCCCCACTCTACGAGGATGAGCGCGAAGTTGTCGATGAAGTCATTGCCCCGGGTGCTATACCCAAGGAACTGCTCGACCAAAACGACATCATCATGACGATGTTCCATGACCGCCAATTGCTTTTGGCTCGCTCTAAGAATGGTGAAGGCACATTGCGCTATGTTGTCGATGACCATGGCGTGAAGTTTGAGTTTGATGCACCTAACACAGCCGATGGAGACAAAGCTGTTGAACTGGTTGACCTTCGCGTTATTGATGGCTGTAGCTTCGCATTCCGCACTCGCTACTGGGATGAGGATTATGTCAGCTGTCACAGCGAAACTCGTGACGGCAAAATACACACCACATACACCGTAAACCGCATTAAGTCCATACACGACTTCACATTGACCCCGAACCCGGCTTACCCCTCGACCGAGTGCGACACTCGCGAGCGGTTTGCTACTCTACAACGTCAGCAACAAGTTGACGAGGCTGCCGTTCGTGCGCAAATAGCTGCCGCACGTGCCGCTGCAAAATAAGTATTTACTAATTTCTAACTATAGGGAAAAATGAACAAGAAAAAATTAAAAGATCTCTTCAAACGCGACCAAGAAATCACCGCTCGCATGAATGAGATTACAGACCTCTGCGAGAAGGAGGGTCGTGTACGCAATGCCGAGGAAGACAAAGAGTTCCAAGCGCTCATCCGTGAGCGTCAGAACTTGTCTGCCCGCATGGCTGCTTACTCAGCTCAAGACCTCGTTGAGCGCAATCACGAAACTCGTATGCGTGAGGCTGAGACCATCATCCGCGAAAACGTTGAAAGCAAGGTGGCAACGAGCATTGTGCTTCACCGTGACCTCATCATGGTTAACGATGTTGAAGCCGGCAAAATCGTACCGTTGAAGGTTCAGGACATCCTCGCTCCGCTTGAGGAAGGTCTTATCCTCCACCAAGTAGGTTTGCCGTTCCTCACCGGTCTTGCCGGCGAATATGTATGGCCCATCTACGAAGCTGTTGAAGCTCAAATCGCAGATGAAGGTGTTGCACTCAGCGACACCAAGATTGAGATGTCAGCGCTTAAAGCATCTTACGACCGCGTAGGCTTGGCTATCCCTGTTACCTATCAGACCATCATGCAAACTGAAGGTATCATCGAAACCATCATTCGCACCGTAATGCCGAAGGCTTTGGTTGCCATCCTCAATAAGGTGACATTCAGCCGCGATAAGGTCAACAAGGCTACTAACCTTGTCGGTCCGTTTGTTAACCTCGAAGCTAAAGAAATTGACGCTTCATTCAAGGCGTTCAATCTCCTTAAAGCCGGTATCTATGCAACCGGTGTTGACGGCGAGAATATGGCATACGTAATGTCTAAAGCCACCAAGGCTATTCTCGAAGCCACCCCGAAGGATGCAGGTAGCGGCATCATGGTTTGCGAGAACGACCACATCGCAGGTCTCCCCGTATTCACCACCCACTACATCGGCGACGGTTACGTTGGCCTCGGTGACTGGAAATGGCAGCCCATGGCTCTCTTCGGTGACATCCGCTTCACCGTTGACCCATATACACTCTCTCGTAAGGGCGCTGTTGACTTCATTCTTGAAGCTAACTACGGCACTAAGACCTTGCGCAAAGAAGCGTTTGTTCTCGCTCATGTAGCAGATGCAGACGTAACCGCAGAAGATTAGTCTTTGTTGAATTGTTAACCCAACGCAACGATGATTGTAGATTTAGCACTGCTGAAGCAGCACGTAATGGCTGATGATTTTGAGGATGACGACACTCTGTTGACGACCTATGCGGAAGCTGCGGAGAATGCCGTATTCCACGAAATCCACCGCACACTCGAAGAGATTGAAGAGGCTTTTTCGGGTGTCCCGGTTGAGCTTAAAGTGGCTGTAATGCAATTGGCGGCTCACTGGTACAACCAGCGCGAAGCGGTCGCCGGTTCGTCAATGTTCGTAGTGCCGGCTTCATTCAAGTTGCTGCTCAAGCCATTTACCAAGCTATGAAGGCGGGACGACTGAGAACAAAGTTGGATGTCTTCGAACTGGTGAATGGTTCTGACCGCTTCGGTTCGGCACAGTCCTCGTATCGCGAAGTCGGCACAATCCATGCCGAGCGCGTGCAATTGGACGGTCGCCGAAGCGAAGAAGTCGGCGAACACTTCCCCGATTATACGGCTACTTTCCGTGTCCGTATCGCACACAAGCTCAAAGAGAATTGGCGCGTGAAAGACTACGACAGTGGCTATACCTTCACGATAGAGAGCATCATCTTAAACAAGCAGCGCGGTTTCCAAACGCTGCGTTGCGCTCGCCTCAACCCATGACACCGGAAGAAGCGGCAGCACAATTGCGCAAACTTACCGCGCAGTTCTCCAAGCGGCAGATGCGCAGTGCCATAAGGCAAACACTGGCGACTGAGGCTCGTAAGGTAAGACGCGTAGCAGTGGCTAATCTTCGCAAGACTGACAGCCAACCGCTACGAGTTACACGACAACTTGAGAAAGGCATCCGCGCCAAAGTGCGCAAGAGCCTATCAGGGTTTGTCGTTGCCGCCAATGCTCGACCGGGAACAAGCCGCGGAATGTACCGCAACCGATTCGGCAAACTGAAACCCGTACTCTACTGGTTTGACCAAGGCACAGCCCCACGCTATCGCAAGGCTCGCCGCAGGGTTGACCGCTTGCTGAAACGCAAAGGAGGTTACACGGGCATTATCGCCGCAAAAGGCTTCATCGCACAAGCCGAGCGCAGCGAAGTCCCGAAAGTGAAAGCTCGTATCGAGAAAACATACGCACAAAAAGTTGATAAAATAGCACGAAAATATGGCTATCTCTAAGACATCATTCCATGCCGGCGAAGTTATCCGCGCACTGTTGTTAGCTGATGAAGATGTAACGGCTATTACCACGCGCATCTTCCCGATTGTAGCTGATGAGGCTACGCTGCCTTACATCGTCTATCGCCGCAGCGAGACGATTGCGGATATAACTAAGTCCAAAGACAGCGACACAACGACAATCAGTATTGATTGCCTTGCGGAAACCTATCAGCAGAGCGTAGAACTGGCAGAGGCGGTGCGCAGAATGCTCAACGAGTCGCGCTACGATGGCGAAGACTTGAAAATGCGTAGCTGCGCGTTCATCGGCTCTGATGGCGAAGACTGGCAAGATGATGCGTTTATCCAAAATCTTAAATTTAGACTTAAAATCAATTAATTATGGCATTTATTAATGGTTCGGACTTGTTGATTAAGGTAGCCGATAACTACTTGGCACACTCGTCCACTCACACAACCACATACAACACCGAGACCAAAGACCGCTCCTTCAAGCCAAACGGCAAAGAAAAAAAAGGCAGTGGCAAGTGGAAAAACAAAGGCGTAGCCGGTCTGTCAATCTCCATCAGCGCGGAAGGACTCCGCACTGACGATGAAACAGAAAACGGCTTCGCTACTCTTCTCGCCATGTGGAAGAAGGGCGAATCTATCGTGGTGGAAGCCATCGAGCGCGAAGGTAAAGACCCATACCTCAAGGGGGCGTTTATCATCGCTTCTCTCGAAGAGACTTCTCCGGCTGAAGATGATGCAACTTACAGCATCAGCCTCGAAAACGATGGCGAACCCGAAGTCTTCGCACCTGAAGGTTTGTCTGACTATGTAGCTCCAACTGAATAGTTATGAAGAAGGTCACACTCGACGGTAAAGACTATCCCTGCTACCAAACGATGGGAGCAATGCGCCGTTTCCGCAAGGCAACAGGGCAAGAAATCTCAGACGTAAACGTAACAGAGGTAAGCAAGATGGTTGATTATATGTACTACTGCACGGTGTCGGCGTGTGCGGTCGAAAAAGTGGAGTTCCCCTACTCTGATGAGGAGTTCGCTGATCGCATCACCGTTGAAACCATGCAACAGTGGTCTCAATCCATCACTGACGGTCAGCAGGATGCTGAAAGCTCTGAAAAAAAAAGCTGACAGTTAACGAACTGTTAGGTGTTGCAGTCGGACAAGTGGGCATGAGCATTGATGATTTTGATGCTTGTACGCCTGATGAAATCGCTGCAATATTCTCAAAATGGAACGAGGCTAATGACTACGCTATGCGTGACCAATGGGAACGCGCACGTATCATGGCAACCATCATTGTACAGCCACACCTCTCTAAGAAGGTAACGCCCAAGCAACTTCTACCACTACCGTGGGATGGGCGCACAAATAAAGCGAAAGCGCCGGCACTCTCTAAACAAGAGCAACTCCGGCGCTTTCGTGATATTAAGCGTCGCCTAAGCGGCGAAAGTGGTTAATTAATGAAACCCGATGTAACGGTCGCGTATTTTTGAGCTAATCGTAGACCCTATGAGAATATATATCATACCGAATACGATTATGGCGCATATCACAATAAGGAGTTTTGCTATAACCCAGTGAATGAAAGATGAAAAGCTGAGAATCAACATGGTTGTACTTATTTGTTTATCTGCAAAAATACAACTTACGCACTTAGCTAACAAATTGATTAACATAAAAATACTTAAAACATCATGGCAGGTTCGGTTATTGAAGTAAATATAAATCAAACCGTAACGGGGGCTGCTGCCGTTTCAGGTTTGGCAGCCAATTTGCAATCATTGAGCAAAAATGCTATCGTAGTACAAAACAGTATCAGCGGATTGAAAGATAAGCTATCATCAACGTTCGCTACGTGTGCCACGTTATCATCTACGCTTCAAGGATTATCTTCATCTATTGGGCAGCTCGCACAAGGTTACAATGACTATGATAAGGCCATGCGTTCCGTGAACACTATGGCAGGTAAGGATGAGTCAGGTTTCAAAGATTTGAAAACGCAAGTCAGCGAGCTTGCCAAAACTATACCCTTGGCTAAAGACCAATTGGCAAATGGTTTGTATCAAGTCATTTCAAACGGTGTGCCTGAAGATAACTGGATTAGCTATCTCGAAAAGTCGGCAAAGGCATCTGTTGGCGGTATTGCAGACCTTGGCCAGACCGTTACTGTAACATCCACACTCATCAAAAACTATGGCTTGGCATGGGATGCAGCCGGAGACATCCAAGACAAAATACAGCTAACAGCCAAGAATGGTGTTACATCTTTCGAGCAGCTCGCCGGAGCATTGCCGAAGGTTGCCGGTTCTGCCGCCACTCTCGGCATTAGTGTTGATGAATTAATGGCATCATTTGCCACGCTAACAGGCGTGTCAGGTAGTACCGATGAAGTTGCAACGCAATTAGTGGCTGTTATGTCTGCTCTCACTAAGCCAACATCCGAGGCTACCAAATTAGCCGGTCAGATGGGCATACAGTTCAATGCCGCTGCCATAAAAGCCGCAGGCGGTATGCAACAGTTCTTGGAACAATTAACATCTGATGTCAAACGCTACGCCGAACAAACCGGGCAACTTGATACGGAGATATACAGCACACTCTTTGGTTCAAGTCGCGCTATTCGCGGCCTTATTCCTATAACCGGAGAATTAGCAGACAAATTCAAAAGCAATGTTAAAGAGATGTCTAATTCTGCCGGGACTATAGATGGAGCTTTTGACCAAATGAACTCAACATCTGAGGCAGCGACACAGAGGATTAAAAACCAAATGTCAGCCTTAACCGGGTTGATAGGGCAATATGCAGCAACGGCTCAACCTATATTGCAATACATTGCGGTAACCGGACAAGCTGCTTCAGGTTTAGTTACTCTTGGCACAGTGGTCTCAAATGTAGTCGCCAAACTCAAGGCAATGACAACCGCTATTATCGGTCAGAGCGCATCTTTGAAGCTGCAAAACTTCCACCTCAACAACATGATTAGAGTTGAAAGATTATTGACTGCTATCACCGGCAAAACGACCTTCAGTATTAACGCCTTGAATATCGCAACCAAAGCGCTCTATATTACAATCTCCGGCGGCATAATCTTTGTGGTGGACACATTAATACAACTGTTTAGCCAATGGCTTGACAAAACTGAAGAAGTTGAAGAAAAAACGGATGTGCTGAAGAACGGTCAAGATACTTATCAAACGACTGTCGCAAACACTTCCGTAGAGTTGGAGACCCAAACCCGAAAGCTTGGAGAACTTATCAGCGCACACGAAGATACAACGGAAGCTGTCGAGAAGCTGAATAATAAGTATGGCGATATTTTCGGCACATATAAAGACGCATCCGAGTGGTATAAGGTTCTTATCAGTAACTCTAAGGCTTATACCGAGCAACTCGGTAATGAAGCTGCTGCGTTGGAGTATTCTACTGAGAAAGCGCGTAAGGTCGTAGAGCGCAACCAAAAAATGCGTGAACGAGATCGCCTGACGCAGCTGAACATGGTTAACCTCAAATTCAAAGGCAAAGATGGCAGTATCACAATCCCCGAAGTAGGAAGTGAAGGCAGCGATAAAGATGTTGATACATATAAGCAGTTAGACAAGGAGATAAAGGAGCTAACCAAGGATATATTCTCCTTGGAGCAAAGCTATGACTCCGCTATTGCGGAGGGTCAAAAATATGCGGCAGAAATCAAGACAAATATCGAATCGACAAGCACCACCATAAAAGATACTCCGTGGCAAAAACAGACGATTGAGCAACTTAAAAAGACAATCGAAGCCCAACGCGCTCTCGTGGATCGTCTTGGAGATGGTACAAGTGCTGAAGCTAAAGAAGCAAGCAATTTGCTCGCCAAGCAAGAGGCTCGCCTTGCTATGCTTAATAAGATATATCACCCCACCCAAAAAAGCAAATCAGGCAAGCTCAATGGTGACAAACTTATCGCTGATGCTGACTCCTTGGAGGCGCTCCGTAACAACCTGAAGTATTACGATAATCAGCTCAACAAGACGAGTAAGGACGATATAGAACACACCAAAGCGCTACAAGCAAAGCGCGATGAAATTGATGCTCATATTAAAGAGTTGGAACTACTGCATGAGAAAATGGGACTTCCCAAGGAGATGAAGAACCTCTCTGATTACGATGCTTGGCTCTCATTCCTAAATTCCGCAGCTGTAACAGCGACCGCAGAGGAGTACGTGAAGCTCAAACAGAGCATCAAAGATGTGCAACGGCAGCGCGATGAGTTCGAAGCTGCCGCAGAACCGGTGCTGAAGGTTGAGGACATCAAAACGTCAGAAGACCTTGAAAAGGCTATATCTCGTGTCGGCGACAAGCTGAGTAAAGCGACTTTGGCTGACCGTGCTGCGCTCATCAAAGAGAAGAATGTCCTGCTCGACCTGCAACGCACATGGGAGGACTACGAGGAGAGCCTGACCGCGCCGAAGGATATTAGCCAGCTTAATACTGTACGAGAGCTGAGCAATGCTGTAAGCTATTACCAAGCCTTACAAGAGAAACAGTTGGCTGAGGAGATTACCAACACACAAAAGGTAATCAATAAGCTTGAAGCTAAGAAGACCGCATTGCAGCGCGGCATCACGTTGCTTGATAAGCAGCGCGAGATTGACGACATGAATAAGTTGTCAGGCAAGGAGCTGAAGATTAAAATACGTAACATCGGTTTCGATGAACTGCTAAGTAAAATTAAAGAGTTGCAAAAGGCGCTCAACGACACGGAAAACCCGGTATCTGATGATGACCGTGTGCGCATTGAAAAGTTGATTAAGACTTACAAAGGTTGGGCGAAACAGGCTTATAACACAGGCGATGCGCTCAAAGATGCCTACAGTGGTGTTAAGACCATCGGCAACGGTATCATCAGCCTTAATGAGACGTTGAAAGGCGATGGCACGGCTTGGGAGAAGATTATATCTCTGGTTGACACGTTCATCAGCATCTCAGAAGGTATTGGCAACCTTGTCGGTATAGTTGACAAATTATCAAAG